GCGCAACCGGCAATCGCGAGTATGCGATGACGCCTGAAATTGCGCAAAATCCTTAGCGCATTTGGGTTCCACTCGAAGGGCCAGATGCCTTTAGGGTCTTTGAATATGATGTCCGTTAAACGGCAGAAATGTTCCTCCCAAGGTAGCAACTTGATGCCTTTTATGTCTTTCCATTTATCGTAATTACGCAAAACTCGTAATTCAATCATCCAGTCAGTATAAGTAATGAGCTTGCCCCTTGGCCCTTTTAACGGCGTGTGGACAATGCCATACTTTTTGATACTCTTTGCTCTGACTGCCATTCAGCAGCCATCTTTACGCAAATGTGAGAGTTTGCAAGGGGTTATGCTTCTGCCATCGGCTCAAATCTAAAGAACCTGCCGTGTAGCGTTGCCTTCACGATCTTCAATCTCTCGCCGTTTCGATTCTTCTTGATGAAAAGGTTACGGTCAAAATTCGGTTCCTCATCCTTCTTTTTCTCCCATGCCTTACCAGCGGGCTTTTCAGCCGTCTTTTGAATGATAATCAGGTTGTCGCTATCTTGCTCTATGGCTCGGCTTTCACGAACCTTGCCATCCTCGTTCAACTGGCTCGGCATGATAATATGAGCACCCGTCATCTTTGCGCATTGCTTGGCAGTCGCGGTGATGTGAGCAACCTCACGCTCTCGATTCCCATTGCTGGTTTTGGACGTAAGGCAAAGCTGGATGTAGTCAATAGAGGCCACCAATTTCTGCCCTTGTTTGAGCTTCTTTGACCGTCTAGCAATGTCTCGACAAATCTGCTCAATGGTCTTGCCTGCCACATCTACGATGGAAATAGGCCACTTTGACAGCCTGCCAAGTTTAGCGCCGACACTTTGCTGCTCTGCTCGCGTGAGAATGCCATGCTTAAGATTGCCCGAATCAACACCTGATTGTGAGCAAAGCAGGCGTCCAGCTTCTTCCAAGGATGTCATCTCATAACTGTAAATAACCCCTACATGATCCTGCAAACAGGCCGATTCCACGAATTGACGCGCAAGGCAACTTTTGCCATCGCTGGATTCGCCAGCAATTACGGTCAAACGCCCCTCTTCCATGCCGCCAAGGTATTTATCAAAGCCAGCAAAGCCCGTTGAGATGCCGGGAATCTTGCCGGGGTTGGCGCAACGCTCCTCAATTCCATTCACAACATCGGTCAAAAGCTCTCCAATCGGACGAAACGGCAAATCAGCGCTAGAATCATCATTCACAGCCTCACAGACGAGCTTCGTCACATGCTGGAGTGCATCAGTAGCGGAAGCGCCATCGACCTCTGTAAACGCCTGTAAATGGGCTATACCAGATGCTAAAGCGCCTATCATCTGACGAAACGTGAACTTATCCCGAATAATCGTTAAGTAATACGAATAATGCGAGGTTGTCGGAACAAGCGTGTAAAGCTCGCTAATAAACGCAGCGCCACCGACAATATCCAGCTTATTCGCATTTCTGAGAGCGTGAGTAAGCGATATTTGGTCAACCGGCTTACCAGCGGCGAATAGGCCGATAATCGACGCAAGAATCACCCTGTTTGCGTGATAATACAGCATCTCAGCGTGTGGCGCTTCATCGCAAAGACTTGGACGCTGCAATAGACATGACAAAACCGCATGCTCTGTTTCTTGATCGCATGGTAAAGCCCTGTTTAGAGAAGCTAAAATCTCTTCAGTGGAGGCTGGCTTATCCATTGAACTTAAATTCCCCGTGGTATTTTGCGCTTGCAGCCAAATATGCCGCGCTGGCGTCTTTTGGATCGGCGTATAAACCAAGCGATATGCCCTTTCTATTCAGACCAATTCTAGCTACCCACTTCTGCGTACGCTTATGCCAAAAAACACCCTTATATCCACTTGTGTTGTTAGACTGCTTGCCTCGGTTGCAGTGATTTTGAGAATTTGTGGCCAAGCGTAAATTACACTTACGATTATCTAACTTGTTTCCATTGATGTGGTCAACCTGAAGGCCTTCGGGAAACCCCATTATCTGACGGTGCATGTAAATAGAATGCCTTATCTTGTTTTTTTGCTTGCTTTGAGTGAATGCGTAGCCTTTCGACATAAAATACCACTTATATTGAGACAAAGATTCAAAATCCTCATCATCCACAATTGCCTCTTTTCCTTTTGAGAGTGAGATTATTTTCATAAATACGGAAGTGGCTTGTTTAGAGAAGCTAGAAGTTCCTCGGTTGTGGAAGGTTGGGTCATTTAGCTTCTGGATCGTATTTGGTAGCCCTTACGGTTTCGCCCTGCCAGTTATTCAATAGCGTCCCAAGGTCTTTGCGAAGGTATGTGCATCCAGATTCGGTGTAGTACCACTTCAACGCGGTGTAATCCTCGCTGGTAAAATCAAAATCTGCGACAATCTCTTTCCACTTCTTTTGCCATTTGGCATCCCACTTGGTTGTTGGACGCATACCGAACCACGAAGCCGTTTCAATTTGCTCTGGTGTAGGATTCCAAGAATTTGAACCCCTAATAGATTCTTCTGCTTCTTCCTCTCCTTCTGCATTCTCCTTCTGCATGGCGTTACATCCGTTACCATCTTTCTTCTTGTCTCGAAAGCGCTTCACTCTCAGTCGGGTTGTCTCGCGCAACTGTTCAGCATCACGCAATGAGCGGTAATGCTCGTAATTGAGAATCTTCCAGCCGTATCCATGATCCTCGATTCGCTCAATCCTGCGGCCTTCGTAATCTGGTGTTTTTGAACGCGGATCAGGCTTTGCTAACTCGGCAAGACCCCATTCCACCTCTTCCATTGACGCCCCGATTCGCCTAGAAATGGCAGAATCAGTCATCATAACGTTGCCAGAAGCATCGGCGCAAAGAAGCAAGTCGGTGAAAAAGTGACGCAGTTTGCGGTTATCTGCAATGGAGGAATCAAGAATTTGGGCGAATAGTTTGACAAACATGCCGCTACAATAGCGTGGCGTAACGTTACTGTCCAATGAAAAGGTGGCTTGTTCCATAAAGTTTCTCGTTTCAATCCTCACTGGCGTTTTGCTCTTTAATCCAAAGCGGTTAATGCCGCATCTCGGGCATCAAACCAGTTTACGCCGTCAACGTCTTTTTGACAGCCATTGTCAACGTGTTCAACCAGCATTCTGAGCGCTGTAATGTGATTCAGTAGTTTGCGATTAAGGGTATCAGATGCAGAAACTTGGCGAATGGCTTCGGCTGATTGCTCACTCCAAATTTTAGCGTTGATATTGGCTTCTCTCAACTTCTCCCTCCACCCATCCTCAATGCGGATCAACTGCGCTTGAAAACTTTCTTGGCGCTCACGAAGGCGTTGGGTTAGGTCGTTACGCTCTCTTTCAAGCCTGCGGGCGAAGTCTTTACTAACGCATTGCTGGCAATAATGCGCAGCTTCTTCTTTGTCCGTCTCAGGGGTAGGTATGGTTTCCATATCCAACGCTAACCCGTGGTATTAACCAAGTCAACCTTGGGTTATTTCTTTTGCTTGTTCCTGCGTTCAGTGAAAAATACTGCGTCTTGCTTTGATAAACCGAAAACGATTGTCTTTCGCGTTTCGGCGTTGATGATTTCCCATGTCGGCTTGTTTTTCTCGTCTGCTTTGGCTATCCAGATTGTCATAGGTTTTCTTTTGCATAAAAAGCTACGAGCGCTGAATCAACAAGTCCATCGTGAGGCACACTACACCGCTTGCTCGCCAACCAGCTTTCATCAGGCCACAGTTTTTGGGCTAGACGCAATGCAGCAGGCTTTGTATCGCCAGCACTGGCTTTGAGTAAGGGCTTCTGCCACTTTTGCGGCGTGATGCGCGTAAACCGAATCTTGTTGAGTTCAAACATGGCACGTAGAGCGTGAAACGAAGCAGCCATTGAGACAGCCGCCTTGTAGCTTTTAGCGCCTCCCGGTTCTTCCACAACGGCATGCAGTTTATCTAGGTTGTGATATTGAACAGTGTCGTGAATCCAGTTCCACGTGGCAACAACGTCAACCTCGCGTCCTTTGCGAGACTTCTTTACCGGCATAATTGTCTTGGCGATGATTAACGAGCCTGAGATGACGCATAGGCCACCGCTTAACCCGTTATCCACCCCCACTACAATCTCGCTCATACCAGTGGCAATTCAGGACTCGATTCCCCGCGAAGATGGGGGGGGCATCTCTGCCAGCGTACGATCCTCACTGGCAATTGTGAGCGGCTTGCGCGTTACAACGATCAAGTTGTCCACCTTATAGACAAATACGCCAAGCCACTCGGCAACCTTCTTCATGTCATTGACAACGCCGCCTTCAAATCGTGAGCAACTTTGCTTCGGATTAAGCAACTCAAGCGAGTCCATGATGCCGATTCGGTCGATGTTTTCCAATGCTCGCAGGGCTTTCTTTCGCTCGCTCCATTTACAAAGCGGGATGCGGCTCAGTTGCGCAATGTTGGTTAGGGCTTCATTGATGATTACAGCTTTGCGGGCGTCTTTTACGAGTCCGTTCATTTGGCTGGCGTATCGAAGCATGTCACTAACCAAACATGTCCGTGTTTTGGGGAATTTGAGTTTGTAGATTTTCATACAATCGCCTCCAGTTCAGCGCAGCGGCCTTCAGACCATTGCAGCCATTCGTTTTCGAGCTTGCTTACGTTGTTTTTTGACATCACAAACTCGCGTTGGTTTTGAAACATCGCCAACTTACAACAATTGATTTCTTGTGGCGTTTCGGGGAAGTGTTCTTCGGTCATAGTCGTTTTGTGCTGCCAATTACCGCTGGCAGCGGGCGGGTTAGTCATCTGGATACTTCATCATGTCCTGAAGAATGTCAGCACGACGAGCTTGCTCGTTGATGAACTCTTCCTCTTCTTCCTCCGACTCGCATTCTTCAATGGAATCGGGCGTGTTGGATGGTTCGCGCATGACTAAAATGGAATTTGTGACGAATTATCCTCGGAATCTTCTTCAGCCAAAGACTTAACTTTTGGCCCTGCATTCATCAGTGGCCCTTTAGCTGCCACATCAGCCTTCTTCTTCTCGCCGTAGTCCTTAGCGATGTTTTTAGCCGGATACTCGCCAGCAGGCTCAATGTCGATACGAACCTTGCCGCTACGCCCGACTAGATCATTAGCATCCAAGGTGCCGGAATCGTAAGCCTCAAGCAGGCCGATTGTCTCAGCGAAGTGACGCAGTTTGTGTGGCATTGCCTCCATGAGAAAATCCGTCACGAATTGAAAACCATCACCGTGAAACACTTTCAGGTTGGCTTTAATCATGTCGTTGCCTTTTTTGGACTGCTTTTCTTCGGCTTTGACAACTTCAAAGTCGTAAGTGCCTTTTGGGAGCAGGCGCTCCATGTCCAATTCTTCTTCTGTTTTAGGTTGTGCGATACGCATATATTTAGTTGGTGTGAATTATTTGGCAGGGTTGATCTTAGCAAGAAGGGCGGCAATAGCCTTGGTGGCTTGTTCGGTTGAAAGCTCGTTCCATTCGGAAGCGGAAGCCTTCGTGAGCCACTTCTGTTTCTCGTCATCAGTCATTTTGATAACGGAAGCAAGGCGTTCGATTTCAGCTACTTGTTCAGCGGTTGCAAGCGTGATGACTTCAACCGACTTTTCGATGACATCTTTGCCGTAACGGACTGCAAACTCGTCGTAGCTAAGCGGGAACTTTTCACGGTCAGGGAAGCCAGTGAGGCGAGACTTGCGAACAAGTCCATAGCGTGAATTACCCTGTTTCGTCACTTGGAAGGCAAGGTCAAGCTCGTATTCGATCTTGTCCCAGCAATCAAAGGTAACACCCGTTTGAGTGCGGTTGCCCTGTGCGTCTTGGCCCCATTCCTCTTTTTGGTGGCAGATAAGCACCACGTTCATATCAAGGCGATGAATCCAGTTCACTAGACGGCGCATGAAGGCCAGCGCTGGCTTTTTAGAAGCGCCAAAAGCATCTTTATCACCAAGGCGTTCGGCCTCATTAGCGATGACCGTGTTGTAGAGCTTAGTAATGGAATCTACCACAACCGTCTTAAAACCATGCTTTTCAGTAGCGAGCGCTTGAAATTGAGCAATCACCACATCGGGGTCTAGCGAACCATCTTCCGGCCCCATAATCATGCCGCCAGATTTGGTCAGCTTTTCCATATAATGAGTGCGGGATGCGCCACCCTCAGTATCCAAATAATAGCAATTTGGAAAATCCAAACTGAAGAATGTTTTTCCCACGCCGCTTGGGCCGAAGATAAGGATTTTAGGTTTTGACGGTTCCACCTGTGAAGGTGCCTTTGCTTTCAGTTTTGTAGCCATGTGTATTTAGTGGATAAAGCTCCCGCTGTGTTTGTGTGAGCACCAATCCTCGCTCAATCTCGCTCTCTTTGCAACCAACTTTACGCTTCCGCGTTGATTTATTCAATTGCTTGCGCTAGGCTTATCAAATGAACCACCACTACGCCCGCGATAAAGGCATTTTAGCCGCTTTGGACTACCTCGGCGTGGACTTTGGTATTCATCCAACGCTACGACGCGTAAAACAGCCAAAGAAAGCGGTTTGCAGGCCATCTACGGGCCGCATATTGGCGATCTGGTGGATGATTTGTGTGAGTATTAAGCCTTAAAGCTCAACTCCTTCTTCCAAACTGCGACACTCATCGCAGAAACCGTCGCCAATTTCGCGGTCGATTTCAATATCTTCATCGGACATTTCACGTTCGCATTTAGCGCAATGGCGTGTTGACCAATAAGCGTCGTATTGAGCTTCGGTGTAGCTAGCCAAGCTGGAATCTAATTGTTGAGTCATTAAGCAAAAGTTGATTGTTTCCAGTTCGTAAGCCAGTCGGCGCTGCGATTGCAGGCATCTAGGGCATCATCCACGTTGCGTAGAAAGCCAAAAGCATCCTTGGCTTCGCCGTATTTAGTGGCGATTTCTAGCGATTCAGCTACGGCATGACGCCAAAACGAGTGCGCCAAGAGGCATGAGGTTGTCCAGAGTGGTTTCATTTGTTGAGTTCGTTGATTAGAGCGTCTGATTGAATCACGGCTAGGACTGCAATAAAATCGCTAGCAATTAAAGATTGCTTCCGACACACTGCCTCAGCCACACGAACGAGGTCGTGATTGGCGAGCATTCCCTGCATCGCTATAGACGCAAAGTGAGCGCGAATTGAAATACCCTGATTCCAATCTCCGCATGTTGCCGCAGCGAAAGCTGGCGCATTAGGATCAATTTTCATACTTGTGGCGGGTAGTTTTTTAGCTCGTTCAGCCTTTGAAGCAGCAACAACGCTTGATCCCCGCTAGGAGTCGTAGCACCGCTAAACCACCGCATGAACTGCTTCGTGGTGACTTCGTGTTTCGCGGCAAATTGGTTGATTGTGCCGTACGCATGTGGCGTGGGGTAGTGCTTCTTTAGCAATTCGCTGATGGTTAGTTTCATATCGTTTGAGGTCTAAGTATATACCACATTTGGGGCGTTGTAAAGGTGCGATTACTTGCTTGCCTCCCAAATGTTGAGGATTTGTTGGAGTTGCTTGTCGGCCTCTTCTGTTGGAATCGCGTAAAGGTCGAGCCACTCAATAACGCCAAGCAAACACTCCGCCATTGCGGGGCTGATGTTGCGGGAGC